TTTGGTCGAGCCTGTACAGGGCGATTCATTCGGGTTTTAATATGCCAATTTTACGCCAATTCAATATACCAGCGCTCCAATTGAAGTTGAGCCCTCTTGCGCAACCAGAAGGCGGGATACTTCATGCATTAAATGTCAAAAGAGACGTAATCGGAGGTTTCAAAAAAAGATCAGGCTATACTACACTTTTATCGGCAATTGATAACGGCCAGATAAATAGTTTGTGGAGTTGGCAGCAAAACGACGGAGGTGTTTTTCTTTACAGATCGTCGGGGTCTATTCTTTACCATTCTATTGCGGGAACGGGTGCTTGGACTATATCTGGTAACGGAACAATTACTTCGGGGAGCCAGGTTCATCACGGAGTAACCGCAGACACTATGCTTGTAAGCCAACACGGGGGCACTACAAGACATACCACAAATGGTACGGGATTTACAGATACAACAGGTGCGCCAACTGAGGCTTTGGGATTTGAGGAGTATCAGGGCAGAATATGGGCACTAGGTACCGCAAGTAATGCTTTTTTCAGTGAAGTTGGAACACCTACTACATGGACAGCAACAGATGATTTAAATGTACCAGGCGCAGGCAGGCTAAATTCAATTTTTAAAGCAAGTGATAGGCTAATATTTGGCAAGACTTCAGGCAAAATGTTCAGGTATGACGGATTTAGTTTGGTTGATTTATCCACAAATTTGTCTCCAAGCTCACCATTTTCGACGGGCGAAGTTGAAGGATATAAATTATATCTTACAAGGCAGGGCTATTATGGTTATGGAGGCGGTTTTCCTGAAATTATCTCAAACCCATTAGAAAGACTTGTTTACAATAGTTTGGGTTCAGGAATACCGGGCGCCAGATTTGATGACGCACCGGGAATTGTTTACAAATATGATTATCTTAATTCAATAGTGGGTACGATAACTGATAATCTAATAGGTGAAACTTACGCAAATCCAACCTTTAAATATGATTATCAATTAGACGAATGGAGTGTATGGAAATTTAATAACCATCCTACGGCGTTAGGAACTTATGAGGATGCGGGTGGAAATGAACAACTTATCTGGGGTGATTTAAACGGACAGGCGTATCAGTTTTCGGGAACAGCAACAAGCGATAACGGGGCGGCAATTCCAAGCGGTTTAGTAGGTTTTATTCATGGAGGTAGTTTGGAAGAAAAAGACTGGAAGTATATAAGAGGATTATTTAATCCCGGATGCCGTGCGATGATTAGCTTTGCGATAAGCGATACTTTTACACCAAGAACGCTTAACTGGAAAGATATAGGTGATGCGGTAGACGGAGTTGTTGAGTATCGTTTTCCTTCAGGCACACGAGGAATATTCTTATTCTGGAAGATATATGAGAGTAGCCGCGACCAGCCATGGGAATTTTATGGTTTTGAAGTTGAGGTTGAACTTGTATCGCATTAATATGGACTATTCACACCTAAACTTAAATTCAAGGATGCAAAAAGTCGGAAGTTTACCTGAGAGAGTTAAATTTACCGACTCGGTGAGTTTCGAGTCTTTATTCGAGCCGAGGTCGAAATCTTTAAGAGCAAGTAGTTTTGTGCAAAATTCAGGAGTTGGAACGGCAAGTGGTTCATTTGATACTGCCACTTCGGTAACGATTACAGCAAGATACACAAACGAAAATCAGGGTGGACTTAGAACTTTTGGGATTCCTTTTATCGCAGTTTATACGGGAACTACGGCGGTTGCTAATAATCAAATTTATCCGAGATTTGGGACAATAGCTAATGATCTGTACTCAATTCATTCAGGATTTGATTACCGTGGGTGGAATGGAGTTGATACGGTTTTTAGAATTAATATAGAAAACAATTCGGGAACAACAAGTTCAATTTATGCGGAAGTACAATGGAAAAAGGCCAATTATTTGGGAGAGACTGAAGCATTATCAGGTACATGAGAAAAAAAATAGTTATTAAATATAAAGATGGAAAAGTATTTTTAAATGATGGAATCGGTATGCGTATTAATAATCTAAAACCAGAAATAGAAATAGATGTATCGGAAGATGAATTTCAAAAGATAAAAAACAATCCCAAAGAAATTGATAAATTGACTAAAGACAAAAAAAATATTAACATAAAGACATCGGATATATTCGACAATAGTGAATAAGAGGCACACATAATGTGTGTCTTTTTTATTTAAATGCCACAATATTACAACTTACCTGAACAGTATGGGGGAATGAACCTGTACGATATTCAAAATAAAACGGGTCAACCTTTCAGAGCCGATGTTCTAGCTGGTTTTCTTGGTGTTGACCCAAGACAAGCCTTAACTTCGGGGCAGAGCTTTAGTTATTCAAGGAATGATCCGAGAAGTGCAGAACAGCAAGCGCTACAAAAACTATTTACTCCGGGTATTGCTCCCGAAGTCAAAGCAGCGCAGGACTTCGCAGCACAGCAACAGCAAACATTACAAGGCGCTAAAACTGAGGCGGTTGGTACACTTGAAAGCGGTAAGGCACCACTTAAACAAAGATACGATGATATTATAGCGAGTATTAAGGGGACGGCAGACGTGAGAAGGGAAGAAATAGGCGCTGCCACAGCTGAAAGTTTTGGCAAACGTGGGATTCCTTTAACTTCAGGAATTTACGGCCAGGAGTTACAAAAAGGTTACAGGCCTGTAGATGTAGCACAAGCCAGCTCACTAGCGGGTGTTGGTTTACAAGAGCAACAGGGAATGAATGAAATTAATAGTGCGATAGCCAGTATTCAATCGACTACAGGCCTTAATCAAGTACAGGCGGCAATACAACTATACCAAATCGGCCAACAAGCACAACAATTTGGCCTTACATTTGAAGAGGGTATAAGACAATTCAACGAATCACTTAAACAGGAAAGAGAATTATCTCAGCCACAACAACAGCAAGATCCTTTCGCACAATATAAAGTTTTGGGTGAAGGTCAATCTATTTTTGACCTAAGCACGCTTCAGAATTTGTTTAAGAACCCTAAGACTTATAAAGGAACAAGCGGTGGCGGTGGATTTAATGAAGGTGATTACGACTAATTATGGAACCAATACCTATTCAATTCACAAACAAAAAGACAGGGCAGGTGCTTAAGTTCAATACCCCACAGGAGGCATTGGACTACGGATTTAGTCCGGAAAAAGTACAATCTAAACTTGAAGCCACGAAAAAGGTACAGACGACAGTAGAAACAGGTGACCCTTTTGCTTTTGAGACACAACAGGCAGTTTCCCTGCAACAAGCAAAGGCCGCAGCAGAAGAGGAGACATCCAGAATGTCAGCCCAAAAAGAAAAGGCAACAACAATTGGTCTAGTAGACACTATTCTTGAAAGGGATACGGGTGCAATAACTGGTGTGCGAAATCCTTTTAAATATCTAACCGGAGAAAATCAGTACACCAAAAATTTAGTAGATCAATTAACTTCCAGTTTGTCGGTAGATGCGAGAGAGAAGATGAAAGGGACGGGGCAAATATCCGACTTTGAGTCTAAATTATTAGCAAAGTCTGTTTCTGCTCTAAACACAAATTTATCAAATAAAGATTTTCAAACAGAACTAAACAGAATTAGAAATATATTAAGTGATAAAGAAGCAGATGCAGGATTAGAAGAAGGTGGGGGAAAGGGGATAATTGAAAGTTTATTGTCTCCTCTAATAACTACAGCCGGAAACGTCGGTGCTTTAGGACAAGTTGGGCTGTCAAGTTTAGTGGGTAAGTTTAATCCACAAGCTGGTGCACAATTAGCTCAAGAAGGACGGGGTGTTATTGGAGGGGAACTTGCCAAGAGACAAAGAATGGCTTCAGAGCAACCACTTCAAGCGGTTGGTGAACAAGCTGGTGCTTCTGCGGAACTAGCACTGCCCAAACTATTAGGTATGGCTGGTAGAGTTCCTGCGGTAGCGAAAGCAACCGGTGCAGTTAAAGGTGTAGCAGGTAGAGCAGTACCAAGCACAATTAAAAACATTCTTAATCCGATTGGGGCACTTGGTGAATCAAGAACTGCTGCCGGTGCTACGGCTGAAGCGGGTGGTAAGGCATTATCTAACGATAAAATTCTCAAAGGTGTTACAGAAAAAATAGCCAAGTCCGGTATTACAGAAAGCAAAAAGAAAGCCGCTATTCAAATAGCCGAAAACGCTTTTAAGAAAGGTGGCAAGACAGGAATACAAGAATCTATTGGCGAGTTTTCAAACGCCGTGGGTTATACAAAAGGGGGTTCAGCTCTGCGCTCTGCGGAAGGACAATATGCAGTCGCTCTTAGGAACACGCTTAAAGAAATATGGCAAAAGGAATCTCCGGAAGTTTTAAAGATAACAGGACAAATGGCAAAGACATTCCAAGTACAAAAAGGTGTTGGGAAAACATTAAGGAATGTTGGTGCTTTAGCAGGAGGAATAGGTGGGGCTCTTTATTTAAAAGATTTGCTATCGGGTAGAGGTAGGAGTGATAATGATTAAAGCAACCTATTTCTATAAATCTTTATTCCTGTGTAAATATGATAAGCAATATAAAACACCCAAGAGATAATCACAGACATTATTAGAATAAAAGCTATCCATAACATACCCATATTATAACTCAATCGTATGAATAATTCAAAAAAATTTGTGCTAATAACAGGTGAAAAGAATGTTAACTGGAAAGGTAAAAATGTTGGCTATGGTACATTACATAAATGGGTTGAAAGAAGGCTCGGAATATCGGGTACTTGTGAAGGTTGTGATAAAAGAAAATTAAGCGGCCATCAAATACATTGGGCAAACTTATCCGGAAAGTATAAAAGAGATACAAACGATTGGAAAAGGCTTTGTGCTTCTTGTCATGCTTTACATGACGGCCGAAGTAAAAAAATTTACTACAAAGGTATTGAAGATTCTCCATCTAATTGGTCTAAGTTTTTGAAAATGAAAAGACGCATCCTTTGTTCAAGAATCTATAAATACAATTGGGACATAGAAAAAGCCTTTTTTACACCGATAAGAACCCATAATTATTAAAAATCAAGTTTTACCAATGACTATGCCGAAAAATCAAATAAGACAGATAAGAAGCGATCACGACACGCTTGTGCGCTTAGACGAAAAGTTTAATTTATTTACGCAACAATACGCTCTTGATATGAAAGAGCTTAAAGACGGAATGTTTGTGAGAATAATAACTTTAGAAAACAAAGTTGACTTAATAGAGCTTTCGCACTCGGGGTTTGACCCACAAAAAACGGTACAGGAGTTTTTGGTTTGGAAAGACAGACTAAGAATAGTAAGTTGGTTATTAGCGCCGATTTATATAGCAGTAATAGGCCTTATTGTAGATAGGTTTTTTGGAATGTTTTAATGACAAGACAACAATTAAGTAAAAGGGTTGACGACTTTATAAAAAAGTATTCGGGTAAAACCAAAGGCTACCCGATAGACTCTAGTTTTAATGGAGAGTGCCTTTCTATTGTCAAACTCTATATTCAAGAAGTGTTTGGAATTAACGCCCCTCCAAGCGGCTCTAATTCAGCTTACGGCTATTGGGCAAACTTTCCCAGCCCGTTACCGACAATATTTAACAAAGTACAAAATACCCTTATGGGAGTTCCTAGAAAGGGCGACATACCTATTTGGAATACAAGTGCTGGAGGAGGGTTCGGACATATTGCGATATTTACTTCAGGTGATGTAAACGCTTTTACCAGCTTTGACCAGAATTGGAATGGCAGACAAGCACACCTGCAACCTCATGATTATACGAACATAGTTGGTTGGTTAGAGCCAAAGTTAGACAAAAATGCTACAATTCCACCAGAAGAAGATATGCCAATTAATGACCAAACTTTGATTCACATAGGTGGCGACTTTGGGATTTTAGAAGTACAGGCGATACGTTCTTTACTTTCTGATATGAAAAGAGATTTAGATAATACAAAAAAGGAACTCCAGGAAATAAAAAATGAAATTGATTTGATTTACAAAGACCATGTGTAATTGCATAAACCATGTCCAAAAATCTTGTAAAACTTGTGGTGAGAAGTTCGAGGTTTGCAAATCAATGGTCAGTAGAAGATTCACTTGTAGTAGAGAGTGTAGAAAAATGCCAGAACACGTTAAGGAGGCAATTATAAAAGCTAATACGGGGAGAATCCCCTGGAATAAAGGAATGAGGGGTTGGCAATCCAATAATGCACTAGGGGAATGGAGAGAAGCTGGGGGAACTCTCAAGGGTAGAAAAGTTCCTTGGATGGAAGGTAAAAATAATCCAAAATGGACAGGCAGATATCCTAAATATAGCACTTTACATACGTGGATAAGGAATAAAATGGGCAAAGCCAAATTTTGTGTAGTTTGTGGAGAAAAGGAGAAGAACTTTGAATGGGCCAATTTATCTGGCAAATACAAGAGAGATGAGAAAGACTTTATATCATTGTGTGTAAAATGCCACCGACTTTGGGATTCTAATCGTTTGCCCATAAATTTAATGGAATGGAGGGAACGTGTCTACGCTTGAACAATTAGAAAAGTTAAGGAGTATTTTAAATGACCAAAAACGAGATCTTACCGCATTAACAAACTCTGTTAGAACTCTTAGCGAAACTATTAGTGAAAATAGAAAAGAGATTGACCGCCTTACTCAAGAACTTGCGAAGGCGAGAGAGGGGATTCAAATACTTAGCGAGGATAGAGAAAAACTTACAAAGAAAGTTGAAGAACTTCTAGGACAGGTAGCTTCAGGAGAACCAATTTTTAATAATTCTATAGCGAAATTACTTTATCAACTAGCTAAAAGCTTAGGATAATAAATCTGAGAAAAAACAATGTCAAATACCCTATCGAAATCGCAATTGAGAAATTCTTTATAGAATTGCGAAGATTTGTACGTAGATCAGGTAATTTTTTCTTTGAAATACCGAAAAAGAAAATGGATAAGTATATTTATTTGATGGAAACACTAGCATGGTTACTTTTAACAGCAGCATTAATTTTTAGAATGAGATGAGGTGATATTATGAAAGAAAGTAAAAGATTTACACTAAATTCTTTTGATTTCAAAAGATCTTTTAAGAATGCACTAATTTTTGCTACGCCGGCACTCTTAGTTCTTTTTGCTGATGTAACTAAATCTTTACCTGAATGGTTTGAAGGCCCATGGCTTTTAGTTTTACTTTGGTTAGTAAACTGGTTAACAGATTTATTGCGTAAGTTTTTGCAAGGCAGGTAATTCTCCACAAAAAAAGTGGAGACTCAGGAAAGCCCTAATTCTCCACTTTTAACATCCTTGATATTTTAGTGATATGTCGCTATAATTAGTTAATGAAAACAATTCCATTAACACAAGGATACTTCACGAAAGTTGATAATGAGGACTACGAAAAATTTGCTTCAATAAGATGGCATGCGGCCTTTGGTGCAGATAGTAAACCAAGAGCATGCAGAAAAACAGATTTAAATGGCAAAAAGGTAACACAACACCTCTCTCGTGTAATAATGGAAGCAAAAAAGGGAACTAATGTAGATCATATTAACCATGATACATTAGATAATAGAAAATCAAATTTGCGATTTTGTAATCCAAGCGAAAATCAAGCAAATATGATTAAACCAAAAAACAATACTTCAGGATATAAAGGTGTTTGCTGGAATAAAATGGCTCACAAATGGCAAGTTAATATCTGTAAAGATTGTAAAAGATATTATTTTGGACTTCATAAATCGAAGAAAAAAGCAGCCAGAGTTTATGATGATGCTGCAATTAAGATGTTTGGAGAATTTGCAAAGTTAAACTTCCCTAAAAGAAAAAGTCCAGACAATTAATCTGGACTTTCTCGGCGCCTTCGAGTGAACTTTGTCTTTGATTGCGACAAAGTATTCCACAGCTCCGGCGTTACCTAGTATTGCATTTATACCAAAGAAAAAGCAAGTATTGACTTTTGGTCGCCACTTGCTTAATCTAAGTTAAGATTTAACTATATGTCTATTTTACCCCAAAAGAGCAACAAACTTCAACAGCCACTTAGGTTAAAAGCAATTATTACCTCAGTTAGAAGCCGGACATACTTTTCTAAGTGTATGACTTGTGGTAAAAAATTCTCCTATTTTCCAAGCAATCATACGGGCAAATATTGCTCAAAACAGTGTTGCTATAAATCATCGGAGTGGAAAATTAAACAGAGACTTGCAAAAATTGGCAGAAGACATTCTTTAAAAACACGATTGAAAATGAGTTTGGCTAAAAAAGGAAGAATGTTTTCAAATGAACACAAAAAGAATTTATCTTTATCGCAGAAAGGAACACAAAGATTAACAATAAGAGGAAAAAATCATTGGAATTGGAAAGACGGAAAAACCGAAAAACTTAGAGGGACTAGAAGAGGGAGAAAATTTAGAGTATGGAGAACTGGTGTTTTATTGCGAGACAATTATGCTTGTATTTTTTGTGGAAGTAAAAAAAATATTTGTGTAGACCACATTGTTCCATTTGCCTCGATCTTATATGAAGCAAATATATTAAAAACAGATGGCGCCTTATATAGTATTAACAATGGTAGAACTCTTTGTAAAAAATGTCATTTAGCAACGCCGACTTATAATTCAAAACTAGAAAATCAAACAGAATATAAATACATGTTTTTATTAGAAAAACTATGGAAACAAACTAAAAGTAATGATATAGAATTTGAAACTTTTTATCGCCAGCAAACCGAGAGGTTTATTGATATTATAAAGGAGAAATTACATGAATGAACTTCAGGTCATAGATGTTTCCAAGGATATTCTTGTAAGCGGATTTGTATTACATAAGTATGGAATTGAAGCCAGTGGCGAACCAACTTTTGAACAATGGTTAGAATGTGGAGACTTTGTTAAAAAGGTTAATAGTGCTAACCACTTTTGGATAGGTGATTGGATAAACTATGGTGAACACAAGTGGGGGGAAATCTATTCTCAAGCGTTAGATGAAACCGATTTTGAATATCAAACATTAAGAAATGATAAGTGGGTAGCAAACGAGATACCTTTGTCTTGGCGCCAAGACAATTTAAGATATAGCCACGCATTGATAATTGCATCTTTGCCACAAAAAGAAAAGGAATATTGGTGTAACAAACTAAAAGATGAAAAACTTACCGTAGATGAATTAAAAGAGCAAATAAAAGAAAAAAGAAAGAAAGAATTACCAGAACCTAAAACTCCAGTAGGTAAATATCAAACAATTATAATTGATCCCCCATGGCCGGTTGAATATATGCACCTAAAAATGCGACCTCACCAAGTTTTAATGGAGTACCCAACAATGACGGTAGAAGAAATTAAGAATTATAAAGTTGTTAAAGATATTGCGGACGATAATTGTAATTTGTTTATATGGACTACGCATAAATTTTTACCAGATACTTTCGAGATATTAAAAGAATGGGGTTTTGACTATCATGTTTGTTTGACTTGGGACAAAACTAATGGCCGTTCATTATTTGGGTTTAACCGCAGAACAGAATTTTGTTTATATGCACATAAAGGAAAGATAACGGTCAATCAAAGGGGAAAATTTATAGATACTATATTTGTAGAAAAATTAAGAGAACATTCCAGAAAGCCGGATATCTTTTATCAGATAATTAAAAATAATACACCAGAGCCGAGAATCGATGTTTTTAGTAGAGAAAAAAGAGACGGCTTTGATCAGTGGGGAAACGAGGAGGACAAATTTAATGGGTAATCAAGAATGGAAAGATGATATAGGTTTTTCGATCGCAATGAATAAATATATTGATGAAATATACAAAGAGATATATCCAGTTAAGGCAATCACAAGACTTACAAGAGAAACTACACCCCACATACTAGATAAACACTTCCACATAGACACAATCCTGCAATTAGAAAACGGAATGCAAATAACCGCACAAGAAAAAATAAGACGAAAGAAATATATAAAATTTCAGGACTTTACTCTTGAATATATGAGTAATCAATTCGGAACTCCAGGTGAATTTACTAAACTTTGTACTGATATTTACTTTTATGGATATGGAGAACCAGAGGAAGGAATAGTATGTGCCTATGTTTTTAAGCCAATAGATGTAAAAAACGCAATTATAAATGGAGAACTTTTGGGAACATTAGAACAGAACCAATATCACTCAACAGCAAATTTTTATGCTTATCCTTTTAACCAATTCAAAGACGAATGGTTTATTTATAAAAGACCGTATAAAGACAATTAACAATCATAACCATGAAGTATTACGTAACACTTAAAGTATAAAGGAGCTACCTATCGCATATCCGAAGCTCGTCTCAACGGAAAGGGACTATAAACTAACCGAAGCGGATGCAAGGGGGTGACGCTACTCAAACACAGCGATACAGCGTTTATATTTGTACGTTAAACCGCAATTCGGCATAAGCGCGTGAGCTCGTAAGCAGCCGTTTGTAAAAACAAATACCAATCTAAAAAAAAGACAAACCTTATCCTCCTATAAGGGGCTCTTCTATCTAAACTAGCGATTATCATTATGATCTGTAATATACCTTATTGTAATAATAGACTAGATAAACTTTGTTATCGGATACAAAAGAATAATACAAAGCATCTAGTTGGTTTTTGTGTTTTACATGGTTGGCGTTATTTAGAATTTCGGTCAAATTTAGATATCCCGGTAATTCTAACTAAACTTAAAAGTAAAATTAAAAACGGCGTGCGAATAATTAAAGATGATGGTATGCAGCAAGAATTATTATGAATAAATACCAAATATTAACTAAGATAGCCGAGTTAATTAAAAAGTGGAAAAATAATGTGCCGGAAAAAGATACAAATATGTGGTGGCGTTGGCGTGCTGATCAATTATTGTATCAGGCACTTAAAAGAAAATTAAAAACGACGAAATAATGTATAAAAGAAAACCAATGTTTGCTGATTGGGGTTATGGCGAAACAAGGGCAAACAAAGTTATTAAAGCTCTTCAAAGAAAATGTCCTGTATGCGGTAAAGGTTTCTCTATTTTCGAGCCACGCTTAAAATACCACAAGAAATGCAAGATTAAAGTTGGGGGTTGACAGCAAAGACTTAATAGACTATACTTCTACTTAATGAATACAAAAAGAGTTACTTTTAGATTAGATCCTGATTTACGCGAAGCACTTGAGGATGCTAAGTGGAAAGAGAAAACTTCAATGAATGACTTAGTTAATAGAATTTTAAGAGAATACTTTGAAAGGAAAATCCATGAAAATAAAAGCTAAAGATTTAAAACCGGTAACTAAACAAGACAAACTTTTAAAGCACTTACTGGATACCAAAAGGGATCAAGCTAATATAACTTACGACAAAAGCATAGACGGACTTAGAAAGTCAATGGTTGAAAGGGAGAATTATGACTAATTTAAAATATTTCGACAATATCAGTAAAGCTATTCTGAAAGCACAAGAGAAACTTGGAAAAGATGCAACACTTTCTTACTTGGAAGGTTATATAAGCTCGCTTAAAAGAATAAAAGACTTACACGAAAAATTTGACAATGCAAGGCAGTATGTAGACTTCAACATTAAAGAAGGTGTTTTTAATGAAAGCGATTGGGAGAATTTATCAATGAATGATTTTATTAAGAAAGCTGAATATGAAATGGAGAGAGCCGATTTTTATGCCAATGATTATGTACAAGATTAATTACACCAAAAATCTACACTATTTAATTATCTTTATTTTATTTGTTGCATTTTTGGGATTTGATCACAAATTACTTGAAAACTCACAATTAAGTGAAGTATCTGCATCAACATTAGCCGTTGACCCCCTCCCCTCTTCATTACCTGGGCAGGTAAAACAATTAGGTAGCGGGGAGGGCGAGTCAACGGTCACTTTAACGCCTACACCTAGCTTAGAATTGATTAAGGAAAGTCACAGCATAGAAGAAATAGCTGAGGAAGTATTTAATGACGACGCTAATTTAATGTTAGCCATAGGTAAAGCTGAAAGCGGGCTTGATCCAAACAAATGCCATATAGACGAAAATGAATATTCATGCGGCTGGCTGCAGATAAATTTGAGAGCACATTTTGATAAAGTTCCCGGCGAAACTTTCGAAGAAAAAGCCGAATATTTAAAAGATTCAAAACACAACGCTTTAGTAGGTAGGTTTATTAAAGCCACAAGCGGATTAAGAGCTTGGAGTGTATACACAAATGGTTCTTATGAGGATTTTTTAGAATGAGGTGATTGAATATGAGCGTAAATATTCACGGAAAAGAATACATCACTGTAGCTGAAAGAGTGCAACAAGCACATAACGAAAAAGCCTTCGAGAAACTCGAAACTAAAGTTTTAAGTCACAATCCAGTTGTTATCAAAGCCATAGTTACCATTAAAGGATTTACTTACACTGGCATAAGTGCGGCTAATCCAAACAAAGCCATAGAAAAACAATCTCCTTACGAAGTAGCCGAGACTTCCAGTGTTGGCCGTGCTCTGGGTTTTGCCGGATACGGAATAATTGAGGGAATAGCAAGTGCCGACGAAGTAAAAAAAGATGAACAAAGCGATCCGATAATGGAAGTCACAAAAGGAATGGGTAGTGATAAGCCGGCAAGTGAAGGCCAAAGAAAAATGATATTTGCGGTAGCTAAAGAATTAGGTTTTGACGCCGACAAGACAAAAGAAATAGTCAAGACTAATTTCAACTTAGATAGTTTTAATGACTTAACTATAGCTCAAGCAAAAACGGCAATAGAGGGTTTTCTTAAAAAGGCAAAGAAATGAAAATTAAGACAGAAGAGCTTACACAAATAAAGAAAACTAAAAGTGTCGAAATTGACGCAAACGAAAACTTGGTTCTTATAAGGATGGTTGATTCCGGCCAAACCATAACCATACCAGTGTCCAAAGTGTTTCAGGTTCATCGAGGGTTAATCAGCTATATTCAAAAATACTATCGTAAACATGCTAAGAAAACCAAGTAGAAAAGGACTTATAACCAAGTTAGACGAATTAGTAAGCAAGATCGTACGTTTACAAGAAAAAGAATGCGTAATTTGTCACTCTAAAGAAAAATTAGGCAATAGTCATTTATTCAGTAGAAAGAATTTAAGTCTAAGGTGGGACATCAGACCAAATGGAAATTGTCATACTAATTGTTGGGGTTGTAATTTCCGGCATTCGAGTAGAGACTCATATCCATATTTTAACTGGTACATTACAAAGTTCGGTAAAGATAAATTCGATGAATTACACGCCGAATGGGTTGGGGTTAGTATTATAAAGCAGTTTCAGCTAGAGTTACTTCGAGACAACTTACGGGTGGTTTTAGAACAAATGCAAAATGAGGAAAATAAAACTTACTAAAAATAAAGTTGCATTAGTTGATGATAAAAACTATCAATGGTTATCAGAGTTTAAGTGGTCTTTCGATGGAAGATACGCAGTTAGGGCTACTTATCGTAAAAACGTATACACAAAAATATATATGCATCGTTTGATACTAAAGGTACCAGTTGGTTGTGAAGTAGATCATATAAATAGAAATAAACTGGACAATAGAAGTTCTAATTTGAGAATGGTTACGAGAAGTCAAAACTCATTTAATAAGCCATTACTTAAAAGTAATACATCTGGTTACACTGGTATTCGGTGGCATAAACAGGCAAAAAGATGGCAAGCATATATAAATGTAAATTACAAACAATACTCACTTGGTCTTTTTACTAATATTCTATTAGCAAATCGAAAACGAGAAGGTTTAGTTAAGCAATTTCAACTTGAATTATTAAAAGATAATTTAACTGCAATTTTAAAAGAATTAGAGTCTGCCGGCTAATGCTGGTCGGAGCGTCATAACTCCAACACTCCGGCATTAGCTGGGAGGCCCTAATGAAAGAAAAACCGAATTATCAATTACTGTGGGAGGATAAATGCCCCGTTTGTGGTGTTGTCTGGAGCATGAATCACAACTATTCATTCAGTCCAAGAGAATACTATTGCAAGCGTTGTAATTTCAGAATAAGCGAAACTCTTTATAGAGAAATTAAAAACTTAGGAAATGCGGCCGAGATGAAAGAGAAACTGAGAAAAAAATGGAAATAGTTTACTTAGCCAGTTCTGAAAAGAATGTTTGGAAGAAGGTGGAGAATTGTAAACGGTATCAGTAAAAGTGCCTACTCAATATGAAAAATTTAATCCTATTGAAACGGTTAAAGGGCGGTGAAACGAAATGAAGAAAATATTAATTGGTATTATAGTTTTGGCGGGTTTGTTTTTACTTGCAAAAACTATCTTTGCGAGTTTATCAGGATATACGGCTTCAGAATTTGCGCAATTTTGTGCAGACAATCCATTGACTTGTAAAAAAGTGGATATAAATGAGCAATGGGGAATTGTTTCTTGTCCGAGTGACGACCAGACTGTTGGGTCAACTTATGTTCATGCAGGAAACATAGGACAAGGCGGAAGTGCGGTTTATTTGTTGCCACATTTCCCACCATTTGTTCATTTTTATCTTAATGAGGGCAACTCAGTAAAAGTAATATCTGGTTCTAATACAATAAGTTGGATTGGTGTTGTGTGTCAGAGTCCTGAACCGACGGCTACTCCGACGCCGACAGAAGAACCGACCCCTACTCCGACTGAGACGTTGACTCCTACTCCGACACCAACTCCTACGGAAGAACCGAAGGAAGTTTGTGAGGACGAGGAAGCATTAAATTTTGGCGAGGAGGGTGATTGTGAGTATGAGGAAGTAACTCCAACGCCTACTCCGACACCAGAAGAACCACAAGAACCGGAAGGTAGTATTGAACTTACTCCTGCTGGTGCTCCGACTTGTGTAGGGGTTGATTTTGTGTTGCTTCCTGCAAATCCTATTGTTAAAAGATCAGGAGACAATGCTCTTTTGCAATGGCAACCAACTCAAGGTAGCGAGGCGGTATTTTATTACCGAGAAGTAGGTAATCCTTCAAACGCACACTCGCTTCCGAATCCAGTTCCTAATGACGGAGTTGAAGACAACTTCCATTTATTAGGTTCTACGGATTGGGAGTTTGGATTCCAACAGAAAGACGGTTGTGCTTTCTCTGGAATAGTGTGGGTAGTTGACGGCGCAGTAACGTATCAGGAGTTCTATTTGCCGGCTTATGATTTGATAACCGGTGAGTGGTTGTAGGTTGATAATCGGGATTGGGTTGTCGAAGTGTCTCAGTCCCGATACTTGAGCTTATGATTATTTTTCTACTGCTTTTGGTAAAGACTAGAAATAATCTTAAATGAAAAAGAGAATAAAAAAAATAACCTATTACCCGAAATCTTTTCAGGAAGTTTGGAACGCTGTTATGCAATACTTGCGTGAAGGGAAAATAGATATTTATATTGAAATAAGCCAACTTAAATAACTTATTACCAAAGAGAGAATATGAAAATAGAAACGCTTGCTCAACATTGTATAGATGCGATTAAGAGTGGAAATAAAATAATAGTTTGTGGTAATGGAGGTAGTGCAGCCCAAAGTCAGCATTTTGTCGCAGAGCTTGTTGGTAAATATCAACACGAAAGAAGGGCTCTACCAGCATTATCTTTGACTGTAGATACAAGTATTCTGACTTCAATAGCAAACGACTTCAGCTTTGAAATGGTATTTGTGAGGCAACTAGAGGCACTGGGTAAAAAGGGAGATGTTTTTATAGGAATATCAACTTCGGGGAAATCTAGAAACATTAATTTAGCCTTAGATTGGGCAAGGAAAAACGGTTTAGTAGTTTGTGACTTTGAACGAGCGGGCGACTCGACAACCGAAATTCAGGAAAACCAGTTGGTCGCACTTCACGAAGTTGCGGAGATTATTGAAAACTATTTCGTTAACAATAAATAACATGGGATTTAAAATTAATAAATCTAGGGAAAAAACCGCAAGATTTTGTTCTGGAGAATGTAGATTGAGTTGGTTCAGTGGTTTAAATAGGAGGGCATTTATATGAATATTTGTTTCGATACTGATGAGTGTTTGGTTGATGGCGGCAAACCAATACCGGCGAATGTTGAACTTTTAAAATTATTATCCAAAACACACAAAGTGTTTATATGGTCGGGAAATGGTTTTGTCCACGCTTTTGATGTCGCAAAAAAACTTTACTTATTAGAAGTAATTAGTGGTGTATTGAATAAATATTCGACATTTGTCCCAGAGATAGCGTTTGACAACCAAGAAATAGATTTAGGCAAAGTAAACATAAAGCTATGAAATATTTGTGTGAGGCTCCAGTCAGAATTAGTTTATTTGGATCGGGAAGTGATGTTGGAGAATACGCATCTAAATATGGCGGTGTTTGTATAAATATGGCGATAAATATAAGGCAAAGGTTTATTTTAGGAGATGATGAAAAAGTAGATTTTGGTTATTTAGAGAATACCAATCCTAAATTTTATGAGGCATTTTTTAAAGAGATTTATAGACCAAACTACTTTTTACAAGAGTTTGATGGATTTATACATAGCGGTTTAGGCACATCAGCATCAGCCGCGGTTTGTTTGGTGGCCGGACTATCTAAATTAAAAGGAGAAAAACTAATAAGGTACGAAATAGCTGAGAAGGCATGGGATATAGAGGTCAATAAGTTAAATTTATTCGGAGGTAAGCAGGATCAATTTTGTGCGACATTTGGCGGGTTTAATTTAATGAAATTCAATGATAGGGTTGAGATACAAAGTATTCATAGAGAAGTGGCAGAAAAAGTCACAGAGAATTTATTATTGTTTGATACAAGGATAAGACGCAAAAACCCCAAACTTCAGGAGAATCTAAAAACAATATCTAGTGGGCAAAAACAAGCACTTGATATAATTAAGAACCTAGCAAATGATGCTTACCACAGAATTTATAAAGGCGATATAAAAGGATTAGGCAAATTATTAGACGATACATGGAGATACAAAAAGCAAAGCAACAATGTGACCACGCCGGAAATTGACACAATCTATTACAAAGCAAGAGATTTAGGTGCTTATGGGGGTAAATTGTGCGGTTCAGGAGGTGGAGGTTACATGGTATTTATAGTTCCTATGGAAAAACAAGAATACTTTAAAAACCAAATAGGTCTTGAATGGGTAGATCATGGTGGTATAGATTGGAATGGAGCAACAACACGATTTATATGAAGGCTTTGATTTTATCGGCGGGGAGAGGTACACGGCTTGGCAAATTAACAAAAGAAATACCAAAGCCGATGATAACTGTGGGCAATTACCCTGTATTAGAACATTTAGTTTTTCACCTATCAAAGTTCGGCATTACACAGATTATGGTAAACTTACATTACAAACCCGAAGTTATTATGAATTACTTTGGTACAGGACTTCTTTACTCTTACGAACCGACGCTTCTCGGCGAGGAGGGAACAATACAATCACTTAAACACTGGTTATTTACCGATTACACGGTAGTTATGAATGGCGATACATTAACTGATATAGATATTGGTCAAATGTTCAGGTGGTCGCAAGGTAAAAATATAATTAGTATGGACGGAAATATTTATACTGGTACAAAAATAATAAGTCCAAGATACTTTTTTGGCGAGAAAGAATTTGTCAAATATTATGATCCTACTATGTATTGGAAAGATATAGGTACTTTTTCTGGCCTAAAGTCGGCTAGAGATTATTATGAAAAAATTCATAATTTATCTGCAAGCAATTAAATGAAGAAGTTTATTATTTGTTCTACTTGCGAGGTGAGCGGTCAAGAAAATGCAAAAGATGTAATGCTTCGCTCAAGAATGGGCGATAAATATTTATCGTTAAAAATGAGGGGCGGTATTGAGTTACTTGGTGAAATACGTGATGACGGCACAATTCTAGTTAAAAGAGGTAATGATAGGTATACGGTAATACAAGGTAGTGAATTTACAATACTCTGTTCAAGATGTTGTCAACCAGTTTTTAGAAGGGAGGTAAATGGAACGCTACAAATCAGCGAGTACCGGTTCGCATGGGCTGTTGGGGGAAGCCTTAGTCAGTCGGTTGGAACAAGCGAACAACAAAGTATTTAGATTGGGTAGGGATGGTGTTATACCTGAAGGTCTAAATGTTGTATTTGATTGTGCCGCATTCGGTAATCTAGCAGGCCATAGGGGTGATCCTAAAGAAATATACAAAGCTAATCTGATGAGAGTGATAACCGAAATGGATTACCTGGATGATAAAACGAAGTATATCTACATAAGCTCAAGTTCTGTTGCAAGGCCGACTCAAATTACTTACTCATTAAGCAAAAAGGCCGCCGAAGAATTTTTGCAGATACAAGATAAAAAGATAGCAATAGTTAGGCCGTTTAGCATGACAGGTATAGGCGACCAGCCCGAACACTTAATTCCTACGCTTATTAGATCTTGTTTAAAAGGCGAGGAAATGCCATTTGTACCAGAGCCTCACCACGACTACATAGATGTGGATGATGTTGTGGATGCTTTGTTGATAATTGCGGATAAAGGATTATTTGAAGGCGAGGTATATCAAGTAGGCAGAGGCAAAAGCTACTCAAATCAAGAGGTAAGAGAAATGGTTGAAAATGCAACGGGTAAGAAAGCCAATGTACAATTAGTAGAGAGCATGAGGTCATACGACAGCACGGATTGGGTAAGCGATAACACAAGAATATGGAGTTTGGGCTGGAAGATAACTAAATCACTCGAACAAACTATTCAGGAAATGGTGAATTATGCACGAAAGAATATTACAGATTAGTAAGGATGAACAGTTAAGCCACGTGGGTAGTTGTCTTGGCATGGCTAAAGTTCTTGAGGAGATTTATCAAATTAAACAACCAGAGGATATCGTTATCCTAGACGCTGGCCATGCACATTTGGCACACTTGGTAGCTCAAGAGAAATATGAAGACAAAGAAATCAAACTACCATTGCATGATATCCACTGTAATTTAGAGGATGGGTGTGAGGTGGCAACGGGCAGTTTAGGAAGCGGGGCGGTGATAAGCCTGGGCAGGGCAGTAGGCAACCCCGATAGAGATGTTTATTTGGTTCTTTCAGACGGCGGGGCTATGGAGGGGTCGGTTTGGGAAGCGTTAAGACTAAGGACTGACTTGGGAATCAACAATTTAAAAATATTTATCAATTGCAACGGATACGGGGCATTAGACCCAATAGACACCGACACTCTTGAGGCAAGGTTAAAAGAGTTTTGTTCTGACATTGAAGTAAGAAGAACCAATAGTGATTTTGGTAGTTACAGGGGTGTTGCAAGCCATTATGGAAAGATTAACTGAAAAAGAAAGATACGATTCAATGCGGGGCTGGTGGGGTTATGAGCTGCACGGGAAGATGGCAGATGACGATAGATTGTATGTGGTCACGGGAGACTTAGGTTTTGGCCTGTTTGATTATATAAGACGAGATTTTCCTGACAGGTTCGTCAATACGGGTGCTGCAGAGCAAGCGATGATGGGCATAGGAATAGGATTAGCGCAAGAGGGGAAGATACCGATAGTTTATTCAATAACCACATTTTTAATTTATAGGCCATTTGAACTTATCAGAAATTATGTAAATCATGAGAATTTACCCGTTAAGTTGGCAGGAAGCGGCAGAGGAGCTGAAACTTATGCCCATGATGGGTTTAGCCACAACGCAACCGATATACCTCAAATAATAACTGCAAGTTTTCCGAACATAATTCAGTTTTATCCTGATACCAAAGAAGAAATACCACAATTAATGGACAAGTTTCTATATAATGACAAGCCAAGTTTTATTTCTCTTAGAAAATGAATCTAAGGAGTTCAGCAAACAGACAAGGCAAGGTAGTTACTGAAATTATACATTTTTCCGATGGTTCTAAAAAAACCATTGAAGGGATAATAACTAACACAATACGGCAAGGCAAAATAAAGTGGGATGCGCATTCTTTAATAACGCATAAATTGACTACAAACGAATAAAATTGTATTATTTACTTATCGGACACATCCGACAATGGCAATATAAGAGGTGCAGGAATGCATCTCTTTTTTTTGAAAGCAGGTGAGGTATATGAAATATGTAACACAAGAAGAATTTGATCAACTCCTAAAAGAAAAAGTTAAAAGAAACGAAATGCGTGAATTAAGCCAAAGCGAAGAAAGAGACCCCGAAGTAATTAATAATTATGGAGTTTATGTTGAAGAATTAGGCAAAGAATATAAAGTCGGCAAAGAACCAGAAGTAGTTAAACCAAAGTTTGTACCAGAAGTTAAGAAACCTGTGGTTAAAGTGGTTAAAAAGGAGGGAAAGCGTGGCAAAAGTAGGAAGACCAAGTAAATACAAAGAAGAATATTGTGATAAGGCAATAGAAGTAATGAAGCGTGGTTTTTCAAAAGAAGCCGTAGCTGGGCATTTGGATATTACCAAAGATACGCTATATCGTTGGGTTAAAAAACATAAAGAATTTTCATACGCCATAAAAAAAGGAGAAGAATATTCAAGGGTATTTTGGGAAGAATTGGGCATTGAAATGGTAACAGCAGGACAGGGAAATCCAACGGCTTGGATATTTAACATGAAGAATAGATTTGGCTGGAAAGATAAACAAGAAATTACAGGAGAGGATGGCGCTCCACTCGGTGTGGTGGTGCTTCCAAGTGTAAATGATAAAAAAGAATGAGAATATTATATGGCAACCACATAAAGGTCCGCAGACTGAAGCACTAACAAGAAACGAGTTTGAAATATTATACGGCGGTGCAAGGGGTGGGGGAAAGACGGATGCCGGAATGGCATGGTTACTAAGGCACATTAACAATCCTCGATATAGAGCGCTAATCATAAGAAAAAACTATGATGATTTATCCGATTGGGTAGATAGGGCAAGGCAAATGTATAGAACAACCGGAGCAGTATTTGCCGGCAAGCCGGTTGAGATTAGATTCCCAAGAGGTGCGGTATTTAGAGCAGGCCATTTAAAAGACCCGAGCTCTTTTGAGAAATATTTAGGTCAGGAATATCAGCGCATGGTTATAGAAGAGTTAACCTTAATTCCAAGCGAAGAGTTGTATCAGAAGTTATTATTTTCTTGCAGATCAACTATAGATATTAAACCGCAAGTGTTTTGTACAACTAATCCTGGTGGCCCGGGACACGCTTGGGTAAAAGATAGATTTATAGATATTGTTCCTTGGGGTACGCCTTACACATATTCGGCTAAAATAGAGAACCCGATAACCGGTAAAATGGAAATGATAAGCAGATCAAGAATATTCATTCAAGCAATGGTTGAAGACAATCCAACGCTTATTGAAAACGATCCGGGATATTTACTCATGTTAGATAATCTAAAAAACACCAACATGAGTCTTTATAAAGCATGGAGGCATGGCGATTGGGATGTTCCGATGGGCCAGGTGTTTGCAGAGTTCAGGCGCGATACTCATGTGATTAAACCATTTGAAATACCTGATAATTGGGTATATTATGGCGCGATTGATTTAGGTTGGAATAAGCCAATGAGTGCAAGTTGGTATACAGTTAACCCTGACGGTAGGACATTTTTGGTTAAAGAGTATTACGGCAATTCATTGTGGTTTGAGAAACTATTTGGCAAGCCAATGACCGCACGAAGAATAGCAAGAGTCTTAAATGCGACAAGTAAGAAAATGGGTGTGAAGGTTGATTACTGGGTAGGAGACCCGGCAATGTGGAATAAGATATTATTAGGTAAGGATAAAGACTTAACCGAGGGCGAAAGCTACGCCGAGATAATGATTGACGCAGGACTTAATTTGATTAGGGGCGATAATGATAGAGCCAACGGTTTGGCAAGATATCGCGAGGCATTGAGTTTAGCGCCGGATGGACTACCTTGGTATCAATTATTTGACGGGTGCAGGGATTCAATACGAACAATACCCTCTTTGGTGTATGATGAAACAAAAGTCGAGGATGTAGACACGGATGGCGATGACCATTGTTATGATAGAGACAGATACTTTTTTATGAGTAGACCGGGACTGCCAACCAAGAAAGGTAAAGAGAAAACAAAAATGCAAGAATTTAAAGAAGGCGCAATTAAAAGAATGAGGGGTGAGCTATATGGCGAAGAAATCTACGAAAACTTATAAAAGCGATTATCCGGTAGATGAGTTAAAGATAAGTAATGCTCTTCAAAGAGGCGAATACTTATTAGAGAGCGCATCTTTACCTGTTGTCGTAATAGGTGAGGTAGCAGAAAGACTTTACAATCACAAAAAGCTAGATATTAATGAGGTCGAGTTCGGTATCAAAGAAAGGCACATGAGCAAATACGCCGAGAGTACGCTAAAGACTATGGCTGGCAAAGATTGGAGGAAAGGATTTGACCATGAAGGCGTAAAGATATATTTCAGAGTTATTAAGCAAGATAGAGGATTACTTGAAAGACCTGACCAAGCCGCATTCTGGGGCGGAGTTTATAAAGTACCGAATCCATTTGAGAAATACTACAGAATGAGAGGGCTAGTTAAATGACTGAAATCGCATTAGTTTTAGTTATATTTGGTTTATTAGGTCTATTGGGCTTCCAAGACTATAACAATAGAAAAGAGCGCAAGAGCCTGGTTAATGCTTTAAAAAGTAAAGACGCAACCGATTACGCTAACTTAGAATTAGCCGATAAAACTAATATAGAAGTTAAGAAACCGAAAGAAGAACCAATTGCAATAGAAGATTTAGACGATGACGATTTTAATAAGTTTGTATTAGAAAATGCCAAAACCAAGTAATTACGAGACAAGCACAATTCAAACCGAGCATATGGGTCAGGCGGTAGATGAGATGATGAAAGCCGCCGAGGGTACAAGGCGTGGTTTTGAAAGAAAATGGTACGATAACAACTTCTTCTTTGATGGCTATCACTTCAGATACGTTAGCAGGACTCAAAACAAGATAATAGACTTAACCAAGGAAAGCGAGCTATATCATGGCATACGCGCAATACCTAAAGCCTCACGCCAATTAGAGGGCATAGTTAATTTATTGGTAAGTAACGACTATGTAGCCAAGATTTATCCTGAAAGAGTAGATAAGACGCAATTTCCTTCAGTACCACAACAAGACCCGCAGACAGGCCAGATGGTAGAGGCAGAGAACCCCCAATACAAGGAAGCGGTTGAGAAAGCCAAAGAGCAAGCCAAAAGAGTAGGTTATTGGTTAGAGGAAGAAATGGGCGATCAGAATCAAGACTTAAAGACCAAGATAGCATTTGCAGGACTTTTGGCAGGGAAACATTCAATAAGCTACATCCAGGTATGGCCTGACGCTATTCATGAAAAGATAAAAACAAGAGTAAGAGATGCATTTGATGTTTACTTATTAGGAGACATGAATGAGATAGAGGATTGTCCTTTTGTGATAATAGGCAAGCCAAGAAATATTGCCGAGATTAAAGCAGACGACAGGTTTGATAAAGAGCAAAGAGATTCAATCAACCCCGATAATAGGCAAGCGTCAAGCGAGATTAAAGCCGCCTATATGAGTGTAAGATATGGTAAAGAGTTTTCAGATGATAGGAGCGCGACAGTCATTCAAAAAGAGGCTTATGTCAAAGAGTATTTAAATAATGAGAATTTCAAAAAGATTAAGAAGCAAAAGAATGGCCAGCAAATATTAGAGGACAGAGATTACGGGGATATAGTCTATAGGCAGGTATTCTCGGCAGGCAATATTTGGTTAAGAGATGAGTATATTGATTTAAGAAGCTATCCATTAGTTGATGTGAGGTTTCAATACGGGCCTTTGTATCAAACTTCACCCATTGAGAGATTTATACCATCTAATAAAAGCATGGACGTGATAGTTTCAAGAATTGAAAGATACGCCAATGCGTTTCCACTAGGGGTTATCGCTAAACGCCAGGGTGAGCAATATAATATTAGTAACATTCCAGGAGGTCAGCAGGTTGAATATAAAAGCGTACCGCCGATATTTCAAAATATAGGCAATCTACCGCCGTTTCTTTTTAACTATTTAGGATTATTGGATAACTTCATATCCGAGCAAGGGGTTACAACTTCAACTATGGGTAATCTACCAAAAGGCGTTAAGGGCTGGCAGGCAATAGAGAGCTTAAAAGAGAGTGAATACGCTAATTTAGTTATGCCGGATAGGATGATGAAGCGCACCATAAGAATGGTTGCCGAGAAGTTCATCGAACTAGCCGATCAATACTTCGTTACACCGCAAAGCGTATATCATGAAGAAAAGGGCGAGCCTGAATACTTTGATGTAATAGGGGCAACAGCGCTGGATAAAAGGAAAGAGCTTAAAGTCGAACCGGAGGAGGATGTCATTCCTATTACCAGAAAATACAATGTAAAGATTGAAGTACAAAAAGGCATGGCCTATACACGGGAGGGCCAGAAAGAATACGCACGTCAATTAGGTGAATACTTAATTCAATTAGTACAACTAGGTATAGTACCCCCACAAGCTGTGACACTATTTATTGAAAACTTATTAGAAGCATTTGAGTACGGTCCTGCGGGTGACTTTATGGAGGCGATGAATGAGTATCAAGACGAAGGTATGTTAAGTGAGGATCAGATGAATAAGATAAAGATAGCAGTAGTTGAGGTTTTAAAAGACGCAGGAGTGGTAGGACCTGAAGCGGATGAAAAACTAATTGACTCCACGAAAATAGGAGTGGTTGAGGCGCTTCGCGATACGGGTTTAATAAACAAAGACAACTCAGGCGGCTTGGAAGAAGAGAAAGTAAGGGAAGAGATGGAGTTAAAAAGAGAAAAGCACGAGGTAGAGATAGTAAGAGGCGAAGATAAAGCACAAATCGAAAAGGCAAAGGCCATACAGGACATGACCTTAAAAGAAAGACAAGCTATGGAAAGCTCACAAATGAAGAAAGAAATGGCTAAACACCAAATGAAGATGTCTGAAAAGATGGCAAATAAACCAAAGAAAGGGGGCGGTGAAGATGCCTGAAGGAAAACCATACCCAAAAGGTAAAAAGTCATTTATTAGTAGAAAGATTAGAAAGTTAATGAAGGAAGGCAAAAAGAAGAGTCAGGCGGTTGCGATAGCTTTGGAAATGAGTCGAGAACGTAAAAAGAAAAGCTAATTTACTTTTGCAATGGCATGACATACAATAAATGTATGAAGCTAACAAAAGTAGAAAAAGCATATTTGGCAGGAATAATAGATGGTGAGGGATGTATTTCAATTCATAAACAGTTAGGTACGAGACAATTAAGAAAAAGGCATATTTTATATATTCATATTGCAAATACTGACGAAAAATTGATGCAATATCTTTTAAATAAAGTTGGAGGGAATGTATCAAGAAGACAAGTAAAAAAGAAATGGAAGATAAGTAGAGTATGGAGAATTGGTGATAATAAAGCAAAAGAGTTATTAAAACAAGTTTATCCATATTTAATTTTAAAGAGAAAACAAGCCAAAATTGGTTTTGAATTAAGAGAAACTTATAACAATAATGAAAGGTTTACGGAAAAAGATAATCATGCCAAATTTGGTTATCTTAGGACACAAATATTGAAAGATGAAATCTATGAACAAAGAGACAAATTGTTTAAACAGATGAAAAAATTAAACAAAAAGGGCGCTGGACATGGCTAGGAAAGGAAAATAATGGCTAAGAAAAGACTAGTAATACTTCGTTATGAGTTTGAGTGGGACCCTAATGAATTGTGGACTCGTAAGAGTGAGTTTGACCAATTCATAGGTAAGGCTTTTGGTGCAATAAATGTAGATAGCGAATTTATAGATTTCATAGGTGTAGTTAATGAGGCAAGAATAAGACTTACAAGGAAAGAAGAACCACCCAAACCGGTAGACAAAAGAAAACTTAAACCTGTTAATGTTTCAGGAAAGGGTAAGTAATGGCAAAAACTGATACACAACACAATGCGGCAATAGACGCTAATAAATACCCTACTTTAACCGTAACTTCAGGCACACCAGGTACGGCAGATACCACAGGTACAGCAGATATTGTTAGAGTGGGAGGTAATCCTGCAACGGGCGCAATGTATGTTCAGGATTTATCGGGAGCCTCTGGAACTACAAACGTATCTGTTGTTAATGGGACTATTAATAGACTGCATGATGCAGGTACTTTAGGTTCAATTGCTAATGTAGGTGTAATTCACACAGCGGGTACAGTTAGTGCTTTACCAGATTTGCCTGGTGGAACAGTTGATCTTGTAACAAGAATAGGAAATATCGGGACGATTGAAAGTGGAACAGTTACGACTACTCTGGCTCTTAATAGCGGAACTATTACTACTATTGCAGCTGGAACACAAAATACTTTAGGGACGGTTGGTGTAGTGAATAATCTTGTCACGGGAACTATTGCGGCACTAACTGCGATGTCCGTGGGTACTGTTGGAGGTAAAGCCGCCAGTGGTGCGGCTGCAGTGGCAAATCCTATACTTATGGCAGGAACAGACGCAGGAGGAACTGTCTATGCGCCATTAGTTACGAGTGCTGGTGTTTTATCAACAAGTGCGTCTCTTGCTCTTAATACGGGAACTATTACAACAATAGCAGCAGGTACACAGAATACGTTAGGTACTGTTGGTACTGTAATAGGTCAAGGTACGTTATCTAATGTCGGTTCAGTAAATACAATTACAACAGTATCTAATCTAACTAACGGAACTGTTCGTGTAAGTGTTGGTACGATTGTGGTTGGAACGATGGTTGGTCAACAAGCTAACGCTGGTTCGCTAACAACTAATCCTATTTCTGTTGCTGGAACAGATGCAGGAGGAACGCTTTACGCATTTTTAACAGATACAGCAGGACATTCTAAAACAGATGTTATTACAGGAACTCTTCAGGCTGCGGGTACAGTAACAGGGGTTGGAGTTGTCACTTCGATTACAAATGTAGTTGCGGGAACCTTGCTTAATTCGGGGACTACGACTGGTGTGGGAGTTGTATCAAATCTTACAAACGGTTCAATAAACATTTTAACAGGCACTATTCAAAGCTCTGGAACCACGACAGGAGTAGGAGTAGTTTCAGGTTTAACTACAGGAACGGTAACAACTATTGTTGCCGGTACTCAAAATACACTTGGAACTGTGGGTATTGTAAATAGTTTACTATCTCAAACTGCGGGAACGCTTAATACGTTAGGAACTGTTGGGGTTCTAAATAGTCAGGCTGCTGGTACGCAGCAAACCCTTGGAACTGTAGGTGTTGTTAACAATATAGTTACTGGTACTCTTGCGGCTATTACTTCGGTAACCAATCTTGCTGCAGGGACTATTCAGCTCAATCAGAAACCAATTAATTTAGGAACTCCTTTTACAACTTACGGAACGACTAATGCAGCAGTTTGGGGAACTATAATTGCCGCTTCAGGTGCTGGAACTAAACAGTACGTTGAAAATGTGGATATTGTGGTTCATTCTGGTACGGTTGATGTTGCTATAACTAATATCGGTGTAGGGGGATCAACAGGAGCAGGAGTAATGGCAAGAGGACAATTTCCTCCTGGTGGAGGTTTACAGAGGTCATTTTTTCCTCCAGTCGCAAGCGGGACAAACGGTACACTTTCTTATTGGTTAGGAGGAGCTGGGACAGTATCTATTGATATAGTTTATTGGCAAGGAGTATAAATGGCAAAGATAGACCAAGCAAAACTCTCCAATGTTTTAACGAATAAGTACTCAGTTAAGGATGAAACCTTCAGCCATGAAGTTAAAGATAACCCGAAGGACAGGGTGACTGTCGAGGTGGGGGACGTTAAACAACCAGACGAGTTTTACCCTCAAGTAAAAATAAACCGTTGGGGCACGAGTGAAGATACTAATGAAGTAAATTTCTCCATACGCTTAAAAGAAGATGACTACTCTGGGGCTACTGTAGAAACAATTGGCGAAGTAATCAAATGGTCTAAGGGAGAACGGGAAGTCCACTTCTACGACAAACCTGAACTAGACGAGGGTGGCTATGAGTTTGAAGTTATCTTAAAAGAAAAACCAGTTTCAAATGTTTTGGAGTTTACTGTCCAAACTAAAGAACTGAACTTTTTCTATCAACCCCCACTTACTCAACAGGAAATAGACGAAGGAGCAGAAAGACCCGAAAACGTAGTAGGTTCATATGCTGTTTATCACAAAACTAAAGGTGTAATGAATGATGAATCAGGAATGGAATATAAGGTAGGTAAAGCACTTCATATCTATAGGCCGAAAGTAACAGACGCTAATGGAGACAGTGTTTGGGGAAAATTGAACATTGATGAGCAAAACGGACTTTTGACAGTAACCATAGACCAAACGTGGCTTGATAATGCAATATATCCAGTAATAGTTGACCCTACATTTGGATATTCAGATGTCGGTGGTACTACACAGTCAACCGCAGCAAACGATGGTGTAGTTTACAATGTATCTATTCCTGAAAATGGAACCACAATAAGATTAACAATTAGAATTGCTGCTGAAACAGATGATAATATTAAAGGTTTAATTTATGTTGATTCTGGAAGTGATGTCGGCGCAAGACAGTCGGTTGGAGATGCGGTTTTAGCTAATACCGCAAATACTTGGTATAATTCAGCAGTATCAACATCACTTACCACTGGAAGTTGGTATTTAGGTGTTGTTTGTGAAACTAATACAACTACAGTTCCTTATGATACTGGTGTTACAAATGTAGCAAAACTTCATACTTCGTTAGGTTATGCAGATCCTACTAATCCCTGGCCCACTGAGACAGATACAAATCATACGAATAGACAATATTCTATTTTTGTCACTTACACAAAAACTGGACTTGGTACTCCATTAGTACAGTCGAGATTTATTGTACAACAAGGCGCCACAGGAACCACACTATCAGTACCTTTTACATCAAGTCTAACTGGAGGGAATTTAGCTGTGGTTGGAATAACTCATGTTACTTCAGCAGTAGCAACAGTAACTGACAACTTGTCAAATACATATACAAAAGCTGTAGGAATAGCAGCTGGTACAGGAGCACCATTTGGAATATCTGAAATTTGGTATGCCAAAAATATTACAGGTGGTGTTGGAACTGTGACGGTTAACATTGGAGGATCAAACAATCTTAGTGTTTCTATAAATGAGTTTTCTGGTTATGATACTACTACACCTTTAGATGGTACAAATGCAGGAACATCCGCAAGTGGAACTTTAGTTACGCCTGGTGCCGTTACACCAAGCGCTGATAATGCATTGTTTTACAGCATTGGAGAGGATTATAATGGTTCAGCACAAACGGTTACTGCAAATTTGGGTACGTTGGTAGATTATCATGTTGGCAACGGAAATAACTTTGAAAGATTCTATTCACAATATTTTAAACAGTCAACTGCCGCCGCTGGTACTGCAAGTTTTACTTTACCGGGTACATCTAAATACACATCTGCCGTATCTGTATTTAAAGCGGCTGTAGGTGGGGCGGAGCCAACCATTTCAAATTGGAAAAATCTTTTAGGTGTTGGTTTGTAAAACTTGAAATATTGTTGTATTATTATTTTAGCTAGATATTAAACTAGCCAATAGCGAACAAGGGCGCCAACAAGCGCTCTTTTTTGTTGGTACCAGCCATTCACGGCTGGAACTATCACTCCCGCAAAGGGTGGTGGAGGGAAGGAGGTGAATAGATATGGCTGATGATTTCTTTAAAGATAAAGAAGAAGAAAAGGAAGAGCCTGAAAAACTAAAAGTAGGCGAGAGCGAATTTACACCTGAAGAGCTTGAAGAGTTAGTAGGTAAAGCCAAATCCGTTAAGGATTTTGAAGAGAAGCAAGGTCAAAGCTGGGAGGATGTAACTAAATCTTGGGGTAAAAGAGGCGAAAGGATAGGCGAATACAAGAAAGCAGAAGAAGAATTAAAAGCAAGACTTGAAAAACTTGAAAACCCGCCAACTAAAGAAGTAGTTGACCAGGAGAAAGTTAAAGAACAGGTCTTAGCCGAAGCCAAGTCTTTAGGAATAATAACCAAAGAGGACTTAGAAACATACTTTAACGAGCAATATCAGACAAGGCGCGCAGGTGAAAAGCTTTACTCAAGCGTTAATAAAGTAATAAGAGTAGCGAAAAAAGAAGGCACGCCTGAAGTAACGCCTGAGAAACTTTTAGAATACATGGCAGATCCAAGTAATCCTAAAGACCCGCAGAAAGCATACAACGATATGTTCTCTAAAGAGCTTGATGATATAAAGCAGAAAAAAATAATGAGCATAAAAAGACAAGAATTTATAACAGAGGAGGGAATGACAGCCGGTTCAAAACAACCGGAGGTTAAAGTACCCCAAAACCAAGAGGAACTCAAGCAGAGCTTATTAGAACATTTATCTGCCTCTGAGTAGAAGGACGGTGATTTAATTTTATGCCAATGTTATTAAGTAACGCATCAAGCGCCTTAAAGGAGATACTATTACCTTTTATCCAGAATAACTTTCCTAAGCAAACCATTTTATTGGACACGCTTAAAAGGAATTCTAATATAAACTACATTAACGATGAGTTTGTAGCTTCACTCTGGACATCACGTCACGGGGGAGTTTCAAACTTAGCAGATGACGGTAATAACGTTCTATCTTCTTCAGGTAGGCGTTTGACGAGAGGCACAGTGCCTGTTGAGAGTGTGACAGGTGCGTTCGATATTTCTAAACTAACTATCGATGCGACCAAAACATCTAAGGGAGCTGTTGCTGACATGCTTGCTGCACAGGGTACTACCCTAGCAAGCGATTTTGGTAGACATTTGAATAGACAGTTTTACGGAGACGGAGTCGGTGTTGTTTCTCAGGTGAGAACAACCGGAGGTTCCGTTGGAGCTGGTACTGCAGCACTTGAACAACCGGATTCCAATTTGGATGACGGACGTTCAATCGACTGGTATGGAACTATTAACGGAGATGTTTCTCCTACTAAATATATCCATCAAGATGCCATTTTGGGTATCGGAACCGGTGGAGCTGATTTAGGTACTGTTTCTTCAGTTACCGGAACTTCTGTTGTTATGACAGGAGGTCCCGCAATTGTCGCAAGTGATTCTGTTTATTTGATGGATGGTTCAGGTGAAGGTGCGGGTACGTCCGAATTTTTAGGAATGAGGGCTGCTTTGTCATCTACAACTGGAACTTCCACTTATGCAGGTGTTGCCAGAAATACTACAGGTTGGGCTCCGCAATTCGGGTCAAGCTCTGAGGCTTTGACTCTTTCCAGAATGGAAGCTGCTTATATAAGCGCAAGAGAGTTCTCCGCAATGGAGGATAAGTTTGCAATTTTTGTAAACAAAACTCTTTATCAGAAATACGGAGATATCCTGACCGCCATGAGGCGTGAGGTCAATAGAACCGAACTCACTGGTGGCTGGACTGGAATTGACTTCGCCGCAGGAGCAGGAAAAGTCGCGGTATTTCTTGATTACGACGTCCCCGATGGGGAAGTGTTAGTCGTAAACTTGAATAGCTGGACAATCTGCGAGGTTGAACCTATTAACTGGATGGAAGATCCCAATAGTGGAGCACTTCTAAGACTGCAAAATACTATTCAATACCAAGCTGTTTTGGTTTGGTTTGCGAATCTATTTTGTTTAGCACCAGCAAGCAACGCACGTGAGACCAGGAAGTCTGATTAACGATGTTTTGGCCGATTTGAACATTGATGAGTGGAAACGTAAATCGAACACATAAAATTTACCGAGACCATAAATCAAATCGGCTTTCAGGAGCTTATTAGAGAGCAGGCTAATAAGTTCCTTAAAATGATAGACCCTAAAGACTACCAATATGTAAATGTTGATCCCGATCCTAATTTTGATGCGGAAAGAAACAAAAGAATTATCGCCGAGACGATAGAAGATAACGACAAATTAAGAGCTAAAAGACAAAGGGAATACGGGAGTAAAATAAGAGAACGCTCAGAGGCATTAGCTACTTATTTAGACGATACAGTTAAGGGTAAAACAAGCTCAGACGTTGAAAAATACTTTGGCGCTCATGAATTAGCTCGCTTAAGGGGAGAAGAGATAACAGGTATACTAAGGGCTAAACTAAGTCATGGGAAGATCAAAGAGGCGATCAGCAAGGCGAAAAGTATATCGCCGCCTAGACTGGAATGAGTTAGCTGACATAGCTGGTTTAGATGTAAGACAAAAAATACAAATTAGACGATATATGATTAAAAAGAAATATCGTGACTGGAGGTGAGATATTATGAGAGATCAATTTAGAAATCTTAATACTTACAAGATTGATCCATTAACCGAGATCAGAAATGCTGGTATTGTTACCAATGGTCAGGTGTTTTGGGTTTCAAGCGTAGCAGATTCCGATCACAGAGATAGGACAAGCGCTATGGGACGCAAAGTTGTCAAAGAAAGCCTTCAAGCCGCAATTGACGATGCCGAAACAGATCAAAACGATTATGTTTTGGTTGTCCCTACCGATGGTGGTACAGCACGAGACTTGGGTACGGCAGTTGACGTAAATGAAGACAGACTTCATATATTAGGAGTAGGCGCAAAACCTGCACCTCAGTATTACAATGGCCTTACCTTTAGAGGTTATGTTGCAGCTACAGGTATTGACACCGAGCTTATGAATATAACCGGTGCAGGAGTTGAAGTCGCAGGACTTAAACTTCTAGGTACATCAGGAACAGCAGACTTGGGTACTATTACCGCTTTGGTAAGAGTAGGAACCGCAGCAAGCGGAACTCCGCACGATCTTTATTTCCACGATAACCATGTGGAGAACGACCAAGCGGCAGCAGACAACGGAACCGCGTTTATTGTAAACGTAGTTGGTGATGTTGGAGGCGGTATTCAAGGACTAAGGTTTGAGAATAACTGGCTCGGTAACTGGCAATGGGCGCCTGCGGCTGTAGTTAATACAGGAGGTACAGCAGGGCCAACAGGTATGGAGTTCAGAAACAACACCTTTGTTATTGATGCACAAGCAGTTGGCGATGACTTTGTAGTTATCGGAACTGGGGTAAGGCGCTACACGCTATTTGAAAACAACAAGTTTATTAACTTGGCAGCGGGTACGGCTTCGGCATCAGCGCTAACGGGTGCAGTTTTAGCTGACCATCCTGTTTTATCGTCTTACGATATTCTTATCAATGCGACACAACTGGGAACAGATACAGAGGTATTTGTCGCACCAGCGTCATCCGGTACGAGAGCCGCTATCTACAACACAGGTATTGCTATCGGCACTGCGAGCTTAGTAGCAGCTTAAAACTTGCAATAGTTTTTCTGTTGTTGCTATAATGGTGGCAGGCAGGTTGGCAAGTGGGCTTGTCCTGCCACCACACTTGCATGGATGATAAGAAACTAGAATTTCACGGCATCTTCTTTGTGCCTCCTATAACCGAAAATTTTATCGGACATCAATGTTCAGAGATTTGGCGAGACAATGTCTATGCACCTTTCTTACAAGGTAAAAGTGGATTAACCATAGTAGATTTGGGTAGTAATATAGGACTTACTACTTATTACTTTTCACAATTTGCCGATAAAGTTTATTCAGTAGAACCCTCAAAAGAACATTTCCAAACTCTCACAAGAATGCTCACGTTTAATAACATTCAAAATGTAGTCCCGATAAATAAGGCAATTTACATTAAAAGTGGAAAATTATCGCTTTACCACGATGTTAAAAACAAAACCATGTATAGTTTGCACTCCGCAATAGGGAGTGCTAATAAGTTTATAAGCGAGGAGGTTGAAGCTATTACGCTCGGCGAGCTGTTTAAAGAACACGATATTAAGCACGTTGATTTTATGAAGTGCGATATCGAAGGGAGCGAGACGGAATTGTTATCTTCTACTAGTTTTATGGATGTAGCGGACAAAATAAGCACAATTGTAGTAGAAAGACACGACTGGGCAGGCAGACAACCCCAACAATTAGTAGATGCGCTTAAAAACGCAGGGTTTAACGTAGGCCAAGTTTCAACAAGCGCGGATTTGTTAGTAGGTACTAAATGAAAAAAAGAAAGATTAAACACGAACTTTTAAACGGCGGTAAAGAAACCGAGATTCACTATCCGATTAAAGATGATGAGTTTGACAACCAAGTTGAAGAGATATTTGTTAATGGGAATTACGGCTTCCATTTACCGAAAGATGGTGTTTATATGGATTTAGGAGCCAATGTAGGAATGGCTACACTTTACTTTGCCAACTTCGCTAAAAAGATTTACGCGATTGAGCCAAACCCCGACATATATGAGGCATTAGTAGAAAACACGAAACACTTAAAAAATGTAGAAACATTCAATGTAGCTTGGGCAAACGGAACGGGCAAAGAGTTTCTTTACGGAACTAAGTTGGGTGATTTACCTCAAACTTTTTGGGATAGAGGTTCGAATAAAGGAACAAGCGCAATAGTCGTTGATTGCATAACACCGAAGGACTTTTGGAAGGATAATAAAATAGGCCATATTGACTTATTGAAAGTAGATATCGAGGATGCGGAATATATTATATTTCCAAGTGATAACTTTGGTGAGATAACAAAAGATATAGACGCAATAATAGGTGAGGCACACTTTGGGGTTAATGGGGGCTTTCCTGAGATAATACCGGAACTTCTTAAACCGTGGGGCTACAAAACTACTTTTCCTAAACTCAAAAAACACAACTATAGAAGATTTTTTAAGTACACGGATTTACTTAAAGGCATGACAAAAGAATACCTACATGATAGCGATACTATATTTTTAAGTAAGAAATGATAAATCCGTTTCCGAAATATTTACTAGTACTTCCGATTAAGGAAGAACAAATGACTTCGGGGGGCATTGCATTGCCTGAAATCTCGCAAGACAAACCGATGAAAGGCGAAGTTGTCGCTATCGGTGAAAAAATAAAAAATGTAAAAGTTGGGGATATTATTGTGCATAAAAAGTGGATAAATGAAACTTATAAACATGAAGGCACAGAATATATATTTGTCAGGAAAGAAGATTTGTTAGCAAAGTTATGAGCAGATTTCCTATAAAAATTGTCTCTGGAACTAACGCTAGAAAGAAATTGCTGGAAGGAATAAATATTTTGGCCGATGCAGTTTCTAGCACATTAGGCCCTCGTGGTCGAAATGTGGCTATTAATCAATCAAACGGCGCACCAAGAATAATTCATGACGGAGTCGGTGTAGCTTTACGAATTGACTTGTTTAATGAGTTTGAAGATATGGGCGCACAACTCTTAAAAGAGGCGGCTATCAAAACAAACGATATCGCAGGAGATGGTACTACAACTGCAACCATACTTGCACAATCGCTAATCAGTAAAGGTTTGGAAGATATTACGGCAGGCAAAAACCCCATGACCTTAAAGGCCGAGCTTGAAGAAGCTACTAAGTTACTTTTAAAAGAATTAAAGAAATTATCACGTCCTGTTGATAACGACAAGGAGGTTGAGCGTGTAGCTACAATTGCTTCAGCAAACCCCAAACTTGGTAAGATGGTGGCTAGCGCGATTAAAAAGGTAGGTAAAGACGGAGTGATTGACGTTGAACGGGGTAATAAGGCCGAAACTGAAATTGAGTATAAACAAGGCATGGAGATAGACAGGGGCTACAAATCGCCTTATTTTGTAACTAATAAACAGACAGTTGAGGCGGTAGTTGATGATCCTTACATTCTTCTTACAAATAAAAAGATAAATCACAGCCAACCGGAGTTGGTGCCTTTTATGGAGAAGTTTTTAAAGGTAAGCAAGAACTTAGTAATTATCGGTGAGGTTGAGGAAGAGGCACTAGCCACTTTAGTTGTTAATAGACTAAAAGGAATATTGAATGTAGTAGCAATTCAACCACCAGCGTTTGGCGACAGGCAAATAGATGAGTTGGAGGACTTGGCTATATTAACGGGCGGTACTGTAATAAATGTGGATTCAGGTAGAAAACTTGATAGTGTTGAAATTGAAGAATTGGGCCGTGCTGATAGCGTTAAATCTGATAGGGATAAAACTACAATTCTAGGTGGTAAAGGAAACTCTGCGCTAATTAAAGAATACACTGATAAGTTAAAAGAACAGATTAAGAGAGGTAACACCGAATATGATACAGGAATTAAAAAGCAACGATTGGCTAAAATGATGGGTGGGGTTGCAATAATTAAAGTAGGTGGGATTACCGAAGTTGAGCTGGATGACAAACGGGAACGCGTTATAGACGCTGTTAGAAGCGCGCAGGCATCAATTGAGGAGGGAATAGTAGCAGGAGGGCAGGTAGCTTATTTGGTGCTCTCACAAGGCGACTGGTGGCCTGATACTTTGGGTGCTCAAATACTGCGTGAGGCTATCAAGAAGCCATTTAAAATCTTAATGGAGAATACGGGTTATGACTACGCCGAGGCATTAGGTAAAATAACACCGATTGAGTACCCCAAAGCGATAGATGTAATGGATGGAGAGGTTAAGGATATGATTGAGGCAGGAGTAATTGATTCAGCATTAGTAGCTAAAAGTGCGGTAGAAAACGCGGTAAGTGTGGCGGGGATGGCTTGGACGCTTTCTTGTATGATTAGTGAACCCTATCAGAATAAGGAAACAAAATGAAAAGAAAACCCGTAGTTTGCTTTACCATTGCCGATCACAATAATGTTAAGTGGGCGTTAATGCTTGAAAAGAGCCTGAGAAAATTCCACACTAAACAGGAGCTTCCCTTAGAGATAATAGCGGGGCACATTCTTGACAATGCTCTAAAACAAGATAGTCAATTTTTCTATCGAGCGAAACCAGTTGTTGCCAGTCAACTAATTGAAAATTACGAAGTTGTAATCGGAGCAGATGCCGATAGTATTATCACCGCGCCGATTAACGAAGCGTGGGAGGGGGATTTTGACGTTAAACTGGTTTTAAATAGTAATCCACGAGAACACAAAGCATATCCTGTTGGCGTGTGGGACATTGACCCCATACACGAATACGTTAATTGTGGCTTTGTGTCTATGCGCTCAAAAGAGTTCGTTGACCATTGGCACAGGCTTTGCTATTCACCAAGATTTGAAAGATATCCCATGCGGGAGCAGGATTTTTTAAACATAATAGTTCACTATGGAAACTATAACTGTCAGTTATTAGAGAATACTGATCAGTTTTGGGGTTTAAGTTCAAAGGGGTATTGGGCTGATATCAAGTTAGACAAAGATAAATTAATTTTACCCGCTAATGATGAATGGAATAAAAACGATAGGATAATTCGCGTTATCCATTGGGGTGGCGGCAACGATCCAAATAAAATGAATTTCAATACACGATTCCAGCCTGAAGTGGCTAAGTTTCTAAATGATTTAGTTAAATGAAAAGACGTGACTTAAAAATAATATGGCACAGTAATAGCGTAAATGTTAATAGTGGTTACGCAACCTTTAGTAGGGATTTATTATTTAGGTTACTCAGGGATGGCTGGAATGTGGCAAATATAGGCTTTTTCGGAGTGGAAGGATATCACACATTTATGAATGGTGAAGATCTTATTGACGATAGATTTAAAGGATTAAAATTAAAGGTTTATCCTAAAATGAACGACCCTTACGGATCGGATGCTTTAGTTAGCCATTCAGCAGATTTCGGCGCTCATGTTGCTTTTGCGATGTTGGATATCTGGACGATTCAACCGCAAGCACTTCAAGAATTAAATAACAATGGAACTAAATTCATACCATACTTACCGATTGACCAAGAACCTATTTACACACCGATATTAAGTAATTTAAACCATGCTTATAAGATAATTACTTTCGCGAAATACGGCCAGAAACAACTTCAGAATGCGGGATATACTTCAACTTTAATCTTAGAAGGAGTGGATACTGAGATATTTAAACCAATGGATAAAGCAGAATGTAGAAAAGAGCTTGACTTACCGCAAGAGAATTTCTTTTTTGGAATGATAGGTGCTAATAAAGAAAATCCGCCAAGAAAGGGTTATCAAGAGGCTATTGAGGCTTTTAAAATGTTTTTAGACAAACATCCAGAGGCGAGAATGTTTTTCCACACTCAACAAGTTGCGCCAGGAGGCTTTCCCATACTTGAGTTTGGTAAGTATCTTAATATCCACGACAAGATGTACTTTTTAAATCCTTATAAGAGTTCTTTTGCGTCAGACTCACACAAGATAGCGAGAGAAATAAACACTTTTGATATTCTTCTACACCCTTCACAAACCGAAGGCTTTGGACTTTTACCGGTTGAAGCTCAGTCGTGTTTTCCTGAAGAGATTAAAGTTTCTATGGATAATATATTATCTGGACAAGTAAGAAAATTTACTGGTGAGTTGGTTGAAATAAAAACCAGCAGAGGAACCATCAGGTCAACACCAGAACATCCGTTCTATACAGATAATGGGTGGGTTAAAGCGGGAGAATTGACCAAAGAGTATCACCTATTGTATAATAACGAACATGACAAGAGGGGCGTTTACAAAGGAAGAATCAAGGAGGTTTTTGAGTCTCTATCGAGAACATACACTAGAGGAAGTGGCAAGAATCATGAACAGGACATACAGTTCAGTTCTATGGCACAAAAAAAAGGCGGGCTATCGAAAAACAATGAAAGAGAGATTGAAAATGAAAAAAGTAAAGCTAACAAAGATAGATTTGTCGTATTTAGCGGGGATGATAGACGGAGACGGCCAAGTCACAATAAGAAAAATGAGTGGTGGGAAATGGAAACCCTTAATATCAATAACAAACGATTCAGAAACATTGATGAATTGGTTAAGACAAAAAATACCAACGAAATCTTCCTATATAGAAAAAAGGGGGTTGAGGGAAAATGGTCAAATGGGTTATTTGTTTCATATAACAGGGATTTCTTATCTCAATTTTTTCAAGGATATTTTGCCTTATCTGGTGATAAAAAAAGAGAGATTGAAACTAGTAATCAAATGGACAGAAATGAGACTAAAACAAGGAAACAACGAACCAGCAAATTCAGAGAAATTTCTAACGATAGTGAAAACGATAAGGCATTTGAACTCGTCAAAATTGAGAGCATACAAAGAAGTACAGTAAAAAATCTGCTAGTTTATAATTTTACAACAAATAGCAATGTTTATCTGGCAAACGGGTATCTCGTTCATAATTGTGGAGTCCCGCCGATTGTAAATAATTGCCACTCACAACCTGAGATGATAATTGATGGCAAAACGGGTGAGATTTGCGAAATAGGTAAAGGTTGGTTTAGAAATATGAGCGCTTATGTTTATCCCGCTGACGTTAATTCTTTATACGACAAAATGGAAACTTTATACGCTAAAGTAAAAGACGAAAAAACAAGAAAGCAGATCGCCAAAGACGCCAGACAAAATGTACTAGATAATTACAATATCGAAAAAGTGGCCGATAAATTCATTAGTTTCTTGGAAACTTTACAAGACGAGATTCTTCCTATAAAATAAATTACTACATAAGATGTAGGCAAGAGAGGTAATAAGCACTCCGAAAGGGGTGCTATTTTTTTTGGAGGTGAGTTTAATGATTTATCAACTTAAACAAGGAACACTAACAGTAGCACTTTCAGGAACCGTAGCAACAGGTCAGGAAATTCTAGACGGAGAGCTAAGCCACATTGTTGTCAGGGTTCCTGCACTTACAGGAACAGGCACAATTACAGTTAGGGGAACGGATAGTCTTGGAGGGACAATTTATCCTTTAACTACTATTACAGAAGCTACCGTAAATAGTGTTGCGCCTATCGGCACACCTACACATTTTTCAGGAACTCTTTACTTTAGAGTTGAAGAAACAAGCGGAACACAGGATGCTGCTGCAGATATACTTTACAACCTTTACTACGCAACCAAACACGGTTAATGCCAAAAAACGCAAAGATTATAGATTACAAACCAAGCAACGAAGGAATAATCGACTATAAGCCTCAAAACGAGGCTGTACTTGATTACAAGCCAAGAAATGAAAATATTGCACCGGATACAACAGACCAGTTATACGAAGTAACTTTAGGTGCTGGGATGTTAATAGGATTAGGCCCGCACATAACTTATTCTAGTGATATAGATATAATAACGCCAAAATCAAAATGACAATCGGAATTAACGAAGGAACAGCCACAAATTTAAAATCTACTACAGACACAGGCGAAGAAATAAGCCACGTAAGACCCGATGGCGGCACTGTTGGTGTTGTAAGTAATTTAACCAATGGTACTGTTAGGGTTTCAGTAGGCACGGTAACTACAGGTTCTTTAACGGATATAGCCAACTTACATGCGGGCACGATTCTTACAATCGGCCAAAGACACGCAGACGCTTTTGCAACCGTGGTTTCAACAGGAACAAACACTCTCGGAACAATCAGGGCAGGGGTGGCAGGATCAGCAATATATGTTACCGACCTTGTAATATCGGCGGGTTCTGCAACTAATGTGGAAATAGCATCAGGGGGAACTTCGACTGGAATTTTAGGAACACTTTACTTGGCTGCAAATGGCGGGGCTGTAATGAATTTTACAACACCAATAAGGACGGCTTCGGGTTCTGCATTAGTCTATAAACAATCTGCGGCGGTCTCTCCTTTAAGTATAACCTGCGGGGGTTATATTGACTGAAATTTGGGTTATATAGAATAATATGTTTGATAAACGTTTTTTTATAGACAATCAAAGATTTCTACTTTTCTTTGCTAATACTCAATATGGTAAAAGCATCTTAGGTCACGGGCTGGATCATATTGATTTAATTCTTCCAAATGCCGTATTTCAAAAACTAGACAAAAATACTTATAAAGCAGAGTTCAGGACACACGATAAATACTCCAAAAGGCTCTTTTGCGAATACAAACCGATTTGGAAAGCATTTCATTGGTTTGATATGGTTGTTGCAAATGTATTTATTCCAAGATTAAATTTAGGATTTGATTCATTAGAAGTTAACCCCAATGCCGATCCAGAAAGTACGTCTGTTGATGGCAGAGCCTTTAGAGACGCTGTTGACGAAGCGTGGGCAACTATACACGATTCTACCGGAACCGGCGCGCAAGACAGTGGTGGCCAAATTCAACATATATACTTAAGATCAAGTACAACTTCAAACCAATGGGGAAACTTATATCGAAGTTTTTATTTATTTGACACATCACCTTTGAGCGCAGGCGCAAGTATAAGTGCAGCAACATTAAGTGTTTGGGTTGCTTCTGTTACATCACAATTTGGGGGTGCAATGGGAATTGTCACTACAAATCCGGCATCAAATACCGCGCTTGCGGCGGGGGATTACACCACTTTTGGAAGCGTAAGGCAGGCAAGCGATATCACCATCACAAGTTTAACGACCAGCGCATATAATGATTGGGCTCTGAATGCCACCGGATTAGGAAATATAAGTAAAACAAGTATAACCAAGTTTGGTTCAAGGACAAGTTTCGATATTGACAATTCCCCTCCAGCTTGGGCTTCTGCTCAAGACAGTGGCGTTACGGCCGATTATGCGGAAGGAACTAATGATCCTAAATTAGTAGTTACTTATACGGTGGGCACACCCTTTGATTTAACGAGTAAATATTGGTAAACCATGTCGTTTAAAAAAGGAAAACTAAATATAAATTGGAAGGGCGGTAAGCCAAATTGTTTAGATTGTGGAAAAAAATTAGCAAGTAGACAATCTAAAAGATGTAATTCTTGTGGACAAAAAGGTAAGAACAATTCTGGTAAGGGGAAAAATAGTCATAAGTGGAAGGGTGAAAATGCTAGATATGAAACAAAACACCAATGGCTATACAACAATTTTGGACAACCAAACTTTTGTGAAGCATGTGGAGCAGATAATGCGTCGATATTTGATTGGGCTAATATAAGTGGGGAATATAAAAGAGATAAAAAAGACTGGATAAGATTATGTAGGATGTGTCACTGGAAGTATGACAATAAAACAAAGTTATATTCTTATATGGGAATACAAGATGGTTTGACTAACTGGTCAAAATATTTCGGTATTAAAAGAAGCACACTATATATGAGAGTAGAAAAATATAATTGGGACATGGGAAAAGCATTACATACATCAGTGGAAGGGGGGAATTAATTTGTCACTCATTAGAAGCAGAAATTTATTACACTTAAATATTCCTTACACCCGCCTTCGGGAAACTGAAGCGGCGGGCACTACTTCATTGCGAGTACAAAACACCGAAGGATTAACTACAGGTTGGGGTATTCAAATAGGCGGTGTCGGACACGAACAAACTGAGGTTGTAATAGGTACTAACTCAAATGGAACGACAATAACTTCACCCGCAACTACTTACGAACACCCTGAAGATACTCCTATCTACTTTATTAAATACAATCAAGTAGTTTTTGAAAGAAGCACGGCAGGTACTACGGGCACGGCAACCCCAATGACTAATGGCACAGTTACTTATCAACCTAATGATTTCTTTACAGTATTCGATGACACAAGTGGATCTTCTACTTACGGATATAGGACTTATTTCAGAAATTCGGTTTTAGCAGTCAATTCAACTGAAAGTGATTGGACTACTTTTGCGGGACATGACTTTTATTCACTTGGAAAAATGCGCGACAGAATGAAAAGAAAACTTTGGAACTCAACTTACTTAGAAGATCAGGACATAGACGATTGGATAAACGAATGTAAAGACAAAATGGCCAATAAAGTAACCTCGGCCAATGAGGATTACACAATGGGTACGGTTAATGTGGGTTTCGGAACTGATGGACTTGGAACTATCACACAAGCGGACTTTACTTTTCCAAGACGTGTTTGGATAACTTATAACGGATCGGATAAATTTGTATCGACTAAATTCGGAATAAATGATATTACGCCTAATCAAATCTATTCAAGTTCGCATCCATATCATGCTTGGATTGATAACAATGTATTTGTAGTTGAACCCGAAGGTCCGGGAACTGCTGAGATCGTTTATCAAAGATTTGGTACAACAATGGTAAACGATACGGATATTTTACCAGTGCCAATGAGAAGCTATACGGATATATTTGTTGACTATTGTAAAAGTCAGGCTAAAAGCAAGGACGGCAAAGAAGAAGAAGCACAGATTATTTTACAAAGAGTTGGAACAGCGGTTGATGATTTCGCACTTAATATTGCGCCAAGAGATCGCACGGGCGTAACACTTGTCGATTTGGTCGAGCCTGTACAGGGCGATTCATTCGGGTTTTAATATGCCAATTTTACGCCAATTCAATATACCAG